ATATGATGGTGATGATAACTCCGCATTCAAAGCAAGTTTCTTTAAAGACGATGATGATAGTGACAAAAATGATATGTCATTTATTACAAATAAAAAAACAAAAGGGAAGATTTTCTAAAAAAGAAAACAATTATATCAATAAGTTGTATAAATAACAAAAGGAAATGAAATTATTTGATTATATAAAAATTCTCTTTGGGCGAGATGCACAATGGGAGAAATTAAAGAGGTATGATAAGTCTAAGAATTCATTTATGACAAATAGATTTATGAGTGCTAAATTTCCTATACAAGCAAATATGTTTAATGCACTTAAGATTGATCCTGTAGGACAAGCAGAAGCGTGGAGGATGGTTGCATCAAAGTTTAGTAGAGTACCTGGTTTTATTTATACTAAAACCAAGGCCTCTAAGAAAATAAAAAAATGGGAACCAAACTCTAAAGCTTTAGAACTATATTTAAAGATTAATGAAATAGGCGAACGTGATTTTAAAGAAGCAATGAAGCACCACCCAACTGAAGTTAAAAATGCAATTAATGTATTAGAAAAACAGATGAGTGATGATATTAATTGATAAACAATTTGAATTAGAAATACCAACACATATTGCATTTACTTTATATAAAAATGATTACATAGATAATCTAATTATATCTAAGGTAAAAAAAGAATGTATAAATGAATCAGACAACCCATCTGAATTTATTGTTTCTTTAGAGCAATTTGAAAAGGCCATAAAAACTTCAGCATTTTTGAGGGCTGAATTACAAAAAACAATAGACCAAGATTTATTATCTAATCCTGACTTCAGACCTAATTCTATTTTCTTTTTGCAGTCTATAATTAATAAGCTGCCTAATTTAGAATACATTACATTTAAAATATCTAACAATAAAATATTTTCTAGATTAGTAAAGCTAGAAAATGGCCGTGAAATTGTAAGCTTTCATTTTAATATTATAGAAGGTACTTTTGATCTTACTAAAATATTAGAAAGAGAACATTTAGATACATTTAATAAAAAGTTCATAGAACTAGGAATAATAAGTAATAAGTATTTAGATAGAGCTTCTCACTTTTATATTAAAACTGCTGTTTTATTTGACATCCTTGCTGATATGCAAGAATCACACAGCATAGAAGCTTTTGATATTATTACATCGATTGATCCTAAATTGGAAGAAGACGATCCTATCTTATTAATTAAGACAGACTATACACCATATTAGAACATGAATATATAAACCAAATAAGGTTTGTATTATGAAAAAGATTATAAATTGGGTTAGTGGACTCTTAAGAGATGAAAGAGGAGACCCATCATCAAAAAGATTTATTGGAATTATTGCTGGTTTAACACTGTGCGCTGCTTTGTTTATCAATCTCTACACAGAATATCCAGTTGAGCCAACAATAGTAAATGCAGTTGCTGCAATCTGTATTGGTGGTTTAGGATTATCTTCTGCTGATAAAATATGGGGCAAGAAATCTAACAAAGGTGAAGATCAACAAATAAACTCGTAACATGGCAGTAACAGGATCATCAACCGATGCTAACGGAGATCAATTATTAGTTAGCCTCCAAACCCCTTATGAAAATGTAATAGAAGTATTAGGTTTTACTGATTCAATTACAGGAGAAACTACTTCATGTTATTATGATAAGGATTACAGGTGGGGTATGGATGGTGTCACATACTCAGACTGGGTACCACTAACTGATGTTAATTTACAAATGTTAGTATTAAATCCAGCAAATAAATTTTGGATTCAATATAGATACACCCAAGTTGGAGATTGTACATTAACTTTTAATTCAATTGCATTAGAAATTGTAACTGATGGTGGCGTGATATGCAAAATACCTCAAATTGATTGTGGTGGTGTTGACGGTTGTTCTGGCGCATTAAACTTGGCATTTGATTGCTGTGATGGAGGTTGGAATCCGTATGATATATCTAGAGCGGGCCAGATGTATACTCAGTTATCTGCAATGGCATCTAACTTATTTGGTTTCTGTGTAAAGTATTATAAAACTAAAGCAGATCAAAGAAGTAAAGATGTTATTCTAAAAGAGTATTCATTATTTGATGTTATTAAATCAGGAGAAGTTAAGATAATGATTCCTGATAATGAATTACCTACTAGGGATATTCAATTCAATCCATTAATGATGGACTTTCCTGTTCAGTTTGAAATTCATATTGTCAAATCTGCGTTTGAAGCAATCTTTGGTATTGGTTCAAAACCACAGATGAGAGATTATCTTCATTTTGAACAATTTATGAATCGTATGTATGAAGTAGACGCGATAGCTGAGGCTGATGACTTTATGTATACTGGATCTTATTGGAGAGTTAGTCTTGTCACTTATCAGCAAAGAACCAATGTAGGTTATGAAAATACTATAGATGGTTTAGCTGCTGAGATTTCTACTGAAGCACTAGTATCTAACGTAGAAGAAAAATTTAGAGTTGAAAGAGAGAATGAATTTAAAGATGTTAGAAAACCTAATGAATATAATACTATAGGTAGTCAAGCAAATGATTATGTAAGAAGATCATTAAATAAAAAGATGACTATTACAGAAGAAACTGTTTATAATCAGTGGACTATCATATCTAAATATCATTATGCATTAGGAACTTTAACTAATACTTATAATGCAACACAATCAATTGGAGTTAAATATAGATATAGTGATGGTTGGTCTGTTACTGATGATAGGGCATTTACTTTTTGGTTTAGGCCACAGTATACAAAACCTATTGGCGCAAGTTTTGTGATTAATACAATAACCAATAATGCAGGTAACCCTATGATTACTGCAGCTGCATTACCACTTGGAACTAGTGCTATAGTAGCAGGAGATTGGATAGTAGTAAGAGGCACGACGTCATATAATAGTATTCAACCTGTAAAATCAGTAGATGCTGTTACAAAAACTATTACTTTAGATATACCTTATATAGATGGAATTATAAGTAACAACGCAACATTTAAGAAAGAAGTAAGTAATACATTTATTTCATATGATACTGATGTTATACCAACATTAAGTCTAGTAGCACTAACATATACTACAAATTGGTTTATTATTAAATTTAACAATGATTATTATAAATATGATCTATCAAAAAGTTCAGTAGTACTTACAAAAGGTAAATGGTATGCTGCAACTATTAATTTAAACAACATAGCAAAACAGTTATCATTATTTTTATATAATACAGTTGAATTGGCTGGTGCTATAAATCCAGATAGAACTGCTGATTTAACAAACATTTACATAAATACACAAACAGTACCAGCAATATCAATACCTGATGGGTATGCTTGGAAGTTATTAGGTTGTGAAACTGATTTAACAAATATCAGAATATGGAGCCAACCAATTGAGGAAGAACTTCAAGAGCTAGTTTTATCTCAGTATGTTGTAAGAGATTCTCACTTAGCATTGCTGCTTGATAACGCGTCTCCGGAGCTTCTTCTTCCAACAGTTACTAACCCAAGGTAACTTGGAATATATATTATAAATTTAAACATATGAAAGAAACATCGAAAGATAAGTTTCGTGATTCTTTAGGAGATCTATTAAATGATTTACCTGATGAAGTAGAAGGACTAGGTGATAATGATGTTGAGTTACAGCCTGTTAGAATGGAGAGTAATCAAGGTGCGCAATTAGTTAGAGCTAAAAACAAAGCCGAAAAGGTAATGAATAGCTTATTAACTTTTTATTTAAGTGAGGAGATTATCGCCGAGCACGAGTACATTAGAGCTAAGGCACAATTAGATGAATCTGCATTATCTATGTTAATAAGACAAATGCAAAACAGCGAAACTGCAATTACTTTATTAATGGAGACAATTCATGAAGGAGATGTTTCACCAAGAATGTTTGAAGTACTTAGTGATTTACAAAGAACTCTTTTAGATATTATTAAAAGTCAAACAATGTATATGGTAGCAATTGAGGAAAATGCTAAAAAGATATCTCGTGATGTAGATGTTTATCATAACACCGAAGGTTCATCATCACGCAATAAACAAAGTGGTATTAAATCTAGAGGTACAAAAGATTTAATGAGAGCTTTACAAGATACAATTAAAGAAGAAGATATACAAGACGTTGATGGAAATGAAAATGAAGAATGATTATTTGTTAGTTCAGGAAATTGAACAACAAGAACAGCAAACATCTAGTGGTATTATCATACCTGTTGAAAAGCATAATCGTAAAGCAACAGTTATTAATGCTGGTGATGCGAAGCATGTGAAAGAGGGTGATACTATATTAAAAAATATGGGCAAAGGTACGATGGTTACACTTGACAACATCGAATATGAAATTATACATATTAACCAACTTATTGCCATCTTAGAAGAATAGTGCCATTCTACATTAGAATTAGGCTATAATGAATATATATAATAAATATATTTAACTAATATGAACTACTTGCTAATCCATGATAGTATAATAAATAAGGCTAAAGACCGTACATTAACAACGTATAAAGAAAAACATCATATCACTCCAAGATGTTTGGGCGGTACTAATGATAAAGAAAATTTAGTATACCTTACAGCCAGAGAACATTTTATTATACATAAACTACTTGTTGAAATATATCCTAACGAGTCTGGTTTAAAGACAGCAGTTTTTCTGTTTTGTTATTGGAAAAGTGGAAAACAAGAAAGGAACTATCATATAGGTGCTAGAGAATATGAAAGATTAAGAACTGCGCAGGGTATAATAATGAGTGAACGGTTAAAGGGTTGTAAGCTATCAGAAGAACATAAAGCTAAGATAGGAGTAGCATCTAGGAAGCTGTGGGCAGATCCTGAATATAAAACAAGACTGATAATGGCTGCAAAAAATAGACCAGGAGTATCACAAAAGACCAGGGCAAAGCAATCAGCATCAAGTCTAGGAAAGCTTCATTCAGAAGAGACTAAAATTAAAATGTCAAAAATAGGAGTTAAACGATTCGAAGACCCTGTTGAGAGGGCTAAAGTATCAGCTAGGTTTAAAGGTTCGACAAGAACACTAGAACAAAAAACAAAAATGTCAGTAGATATGTATGCAGCGAAACGTCGGCGTGTATATAATCCTGAAACTAAACAAAACAAATTTCCTAAACCAGAACAATTACAAGAACTATTAGATAGTGGCTGGGTGTTAGGAAGATGTGAAACTAAACAAAGATAATGGCGCAAAAACCACAAGCACAGAGTGCTGGCTTCGAAATGAAAATAGATAAAGGCCAAGAAATGTTTTCATGGACAACTCAAAAGGTTGATCAATTAATGCTAGCTATAGATGAGGGGTACCGCCCAAAGTCTGTCCCATTTTATGAAGGTAATCCTAATTTAAGAAAGGGCAACATTGTATTTTCTTATTCTGATAAGGAGATAAAGGAAATTAAAAGATGTGCGAAAGATATTGTTTATTTTGCAAATAATTATTGTACAGTAATGACAGACGCCGGATTAGCAACAATTACACTGAGGCCATATCAAGAGGATATGTTAAAGCAATTTCAAGCAGAGCGATTTAATATCTGTTTAGCGGCACGCCAGGTGGGCAAAACAATTTGTTCTTCTATCTTTATTGCTTGGTATTCTGTATTTAACTTTGATAAAAATACACTAATACTTTCAAACAAAGGTGCTACAACAAGGGAAATAATTGATAAAGGTAAAACTATATTAGAACATTTACCCTTCTTTATCAAGCCTGGTACACTTAAATGGGATGTGTTTAACTCAAAATTTGATAATGGTTGTAGGATCATAGGTCAGACTACAACAAAGAAAGCTGCAATCGGTTTTTCCATAAATTTACTTTTTATGGATGAGTTCGCACATATACCTGCAAACTTTGTAGATACTTTTTATGAAAATGTATATCCAACCGTTTCTGCCTCAATTAATTCTAAAGTAATAATTACAAGTACACCTAATGGGTTTAATAAGTTCTATGACATTTATAATGCTGCTGATAAAGGATTAAGTGAATATGTACCATTCAGAGTAGACTGGTGGGATGTTCCAGGAAGAGATGATGCATGGATGCGCCAAGAGGTTGCTAACTTAGGTAGTGATGAAGCTTTCAATAGACAATATGGAAATCAGTTTATAGCAGGTTCTTCTTTATTGTTAGGGGCTGCTAGTTTAAAAAAGCTTACTGAAAATCAAGTAGAATTTGAGCACAGAGAAATTGTAGAGTTTGATGATGCTGAAATTGATTACTCTGGTTTATTATGGAAGCCAGGTTTTAATTTAGATGAAATAGAAGAGGACTACAATTACTGGGTATTTTCAGTAGACATTGCTGAAGGTGTAGGCGGTGATTATTCTGTTATTAATATCTTCCAATTAAAAATGCTAGAGCAAAAAGATTGGAAATCAATAACAACACCAGGGAGTTTCGTTGACTTTTTTGCAATAAGCCAAGTAGGTCGGTTCCGAAGTAACTCTCACACCATCGAAGAATTTGCAAAATCTTTGTATATTTTAACCTTTGATTTATTCTTTTCAGAGAATGTAAAATTAATAATAGAATGGAATATGTTTGGTGGAGAATTAATAAAAAGAATGGAAACTGTCTTTCCACAAAGAAATGAATTTGATGAAGAATCTGTTGTTAAATTTAAACATCGTGTAGATGCAAAAACAAAACAATTCGGTCTTAAGGTAAAGAAAGATAACAAACCTATTTTTTGTCAAAACTTTAAAAAATATATCACCCAAAATAAAATTCAAATTTTTGATAAAGATACTATAAAAGAATCCTCAACTTTTGGGAAATTATCAAATGGATCATATGCAGGCCAATTAGGTAACGACGACTTAATTATGACTTGTATAAATAGTTCAGAGTTCTTTACTACTTTAGATTTCTCTGATTTTGTTGAAGAGATTTATGATGAGATAGATCCAGCTATACAAATTAAATTAGAAGAAATTTTGGAAAAAGATTCAAAAGGTGGTAATCTCAATTTTGATATCTACGACTTAATATAAAAGTTCAAAGGTTAGTGGATATATAAAAAAACTAATAAACAAAAAAATATAATACAAGATGGCACTAGATCCAAAAATCGCTTCTCTTAAAGCAGCAGGTACTTATCGTTTCGAATTTGACAAAAGTCAAGTAGTTAGCATACCTGCAAATCAAACACGACTGGTGGTCGGGTTTTCAAAGAGAGGTCCGTTTAATACACCCGTTTTTATTCCAGATACTGCTTTTTTTAAGCAAGTATTCGGTGATATTGATAGAAACTTAGAAAGAAAAGATTCTTTTTTCCATAGAAGCTGTTTGGCTGCACTGGAAAGAGGACCAATTTTAGCATTGAGTCTACTTAATTTAGATGCTGCTGATAAAGTAAATGCTGTTAGATTTGCGACATCATCAACACCAGAAGTTCAAGCTAATGCTGGATTAAACTACGAATACCAAAAATTTTATAATAGAGATAAGTTTTGGTTTCCATCAACTGATAATTTTTTAACTAACGTTGGTGCAAATCAATCTGTATTATCTGGTATAGCTGTAAATGATTTATTAGACATTACTAATTTAGGACAAACTCCTATATCTGTAATTGCTAAAAAATCTGCAGCAACAAATGTATTAGCTTACCAAGTAACTGTCGAGGAATGGTATGGTGCTGCTAATGTACCTGGTTTTTTAAATAAAGATAGTTTAATTTCTGACTTCTTTGTAGATATCTTTGTAATAGGAGGTAACTTCGGTGGAGATTTTAGTTCAAGCACTCCTTATTCAAGATTTAATGCTGATCCAACATTCCAAGAATATTTTGATCCTACACAAGGATTAAAAAGAAAAGTATTTACTAGTGATAGTACTGATACTAAATTATTAGAATTTTTTAATTTACCTGAGGTAGAATTACAAGCAACATATACTGCATGTTTAATTCCTGATTTTGTCGATCTATTAGGTAATAACCTTTTCGTTGAAAAAGTTGTTAATGCTGATACTGCATCTACTGGATTATTTGTTACTGTAAATGAAAATTTATTTAGTGGAGATATTCTTATCGATGGTGTAGCTGGAGGAATTGATATGATTGGACATAACATTGAATATCAACAAGCTACTTCATTACAAGATGACATTAATATGTTATCATATAGTGGATCTATTGTTTCTGATTTACTTTACTGTAGAGAACCAGAACCTGGAACTAGTGTAACTAATGATACAAGCACAATAACTGTAACTACACCATCAGGCGGTGGCGTACAGATTCAAGTAACTAATGCTAATGCTACTAAAGATGCAATATGGACTGCATTTAGTACTATGACTGCAAATACATCTACTGTAGTAGGTTCATTTATAAAAACTACTGGTTTAGCACCAGCAGAACAATATGTACCAGTTATTGAAGTACAAACTAATGGTTCTTCAATAACTGTATTATTATCAGACGTAGGCGGTATCACACCAGCAGATTTCACAATCGGTGGAGCTGCTGTTTACAATTATATTAATGAAGTAGATATAGATTTTATAGCTGACGAATTTCCACTAGCTAATCCAATTGCTGGTATTATAGGTTCTTATGGATCTACAATAGCAACACAATTTGCCAACGGTACATTAACTGATGGTGATGAGGCTGTTTACAAAAATGGTGCAGTTGAATCTACATCATATATTGTAGCTAATGCTGTAGATTATGGTTTTATCCATACAGGCGGGCCGACCACTGCTATTAACACAATTGCAATTTCAGATTCTGAGTATTTCTTACCAGGAGTAAGGATTACACCGTATCAAGAAGATAGTTTTACTAATCTGACGGCACATGATGAATTTACTTTAGATGATGTTGGATTTTTCCTAACATCTAAGGCAGTTGCAGTAGCAGCAAACTGTTTAAATGTACAAACTTTAAAAGGCGCTCTTAACTTGACTATTGATATTGTAGGTGATTCGCTTAATGAGCCGTTACTAAAACCTAATCAAATTTTAATTGCAACTACTTCACCAGAAGCTGCTGATGTTAGTGTAGGAAATTATTTATTAAACGATGAAGGTACTGTAAGTGGTCATTCAAGATTAACTAGAATTAATGCTGTAGTAGGGGGAGTAACACCTTCACAATATCCAATTATACCTTCAGGAAAAACTGCACTATTAGTAACATGCCAATCTGAAATTGATGTAAATCTTGTAACTGGGCCACCTGCGCAAAGAAAAGTAGAATTATATTATCCAATTGATAGTTGGGTAGATTATCTTAACGTATTTGAATTGCCTGGTTTTAATTTACTAGCAACTAAACACGTACCTGATGGGACTAATACTAGACAGAATTACTGTTTAAGTCCAATTTTAGGTGGTACTAATTTATATAAAGCTTTAACTGATAAAGAAACTATTAACTTCCGTTATGTAGTAGATACCTACGGAAATGGTATAGAAGCAAACTGTAAATCTGTTTATACAAATTTATGTGCAGGTAGGAAAAATTCATTCGCAATTGTTAATGCACCATCTGCTAAAGATTTTAAAGCAAGTACAGATCCAAGCTTTACTGATGCAACTGACGGCCTATCTTCTAAGATGATAGCTGAGGGTGGAAATCTTGCATTGAATCCAACTATTAGATATTCATTACCTTCGGCAACGAGTGGTGGATCTTGGGGTGGTTATTACTATCCATTCATTACTGTTAGGGATTTAGGAAAGAACATAAGTGTTCCTCCTGCTGCGTATGTATCTAATAACTACATACTTAAATATGAAAACGCATTACCGTGGTCAATTGTGGCTGGTGTAAGACGTGGAGTTATAGGTGGAAATGGTGTTGTTGGTTTAGAATTAAATCTTGACCAAGAAGATCGTTATTATCTAGAGCCATTCGGATTGAATCCAATTGTATTCCAAAGTGGAACAGGACCAACTATATTTGCAAATAAAACTGCACAACAGGTTCCGAAATCTGCATTAAGTTCAATTAACGTTAGAGAGGTTGTAATTTATATCCAAGATGGTATCGATGCAATTCTTAAAAACTACTTATTCGAATTTAATACAGCTCAGACAAGATTAGAAATAAAAACGTTAGCTGATAACTTCTTATCAACAGTTCAAAATGATGATGGTGTTTATGATTATAGAAATATAATGGATGAAACAAATAATACACCAGAAGTAATTGATCAAAATGTAGGTATCCTTGATACATATATTGAACCAGTAAGAGGAATGGAAATTCTTGTACAAAGAACAACTATTTTAAGAACTGGAGCAATAAGTTCAGGAAACTTCCAATAAGGAGTTAAGTAAGACGAATATATAAAAAAACAATATAAACTATGCCGTTACCACATTATACCCAGTCAAGGGCCAGTAGCCAAAGGTTCGAACCAATACAGCCTAATCTATTTGAGGTTACTATATTTTCACCATTAGGGGATGATACAGGACTTATCTTAGAGCAGGTAAATTCAATTGGAGGATTAAATAATTTAAATCCATCAGTTGATGCAGTTGGACAAAAATATAAATTTGCTGATAGATCTTTCGCAGGTATGCCTGGTCAGACATTCGTAGATTTAACACTTAACTTCAGTCTTAACTTGAATGAAGCTAATGAAAACTACATCTACAATACTTTCCGTAATTGGAATAATATAATCTATGATCCATTAACTGGTGAAATGGGATTAAAGAAAGATTACGTAGGTAGTATGATAGTTGTTCAATATAACAGAGCAGGAGATATCTTCAGAAAGATTACATTTAAAGATGTATTCCCAACAGGACAACCTGATTTTGTAGATGAATTGAATTATGAAACTCAAGATGCAGCTCAGTTATCAATGACTTATCGTTGTGATCATTGGGTTGAGGAGAATGTAGGAGCTTAATTAAATTAAATAAAAAACTATGAATAGTATTAAAAGGTTTGCAGATTTCGTGAATGAATCTTTAGTTAATGAAGAAACAAATTTCATGAAAGAGTTTTCAAAATACGGAGACTTTAAGAAAAACAGAAATGACGGCTCAACCAGCACTGAAGTTAAGTCTAAAAATTTTGGAACAGTTTCAATCATTTTAAGACCAATAGACAAAGCTGATGATATTTTAGAGGATATGCTTGTAATTGAAATAGGAGATCTTGGACAGGGAATATATTTAACAGGCTTAAAAAATATCAAAGCATGGTTTAATGGTGGTGGAGTAGATATGATTGCATACAGTAGTGTTAAAGAAATAGAAGCATATAATAAAGACTTTGATTTTAATAACGTTGATTAAATAGCTTAATAATAAATTAAAACTGGGATTGTTAGTAGCATTCCCAGTTTTTTTGCCTTCACTCTAATATATAATATAAATTATATAATATAGAAATATGATAATCTATAAATTACAACAAGAAAAAACAAACAAAGTTTACATTGGGTATTCAGTAAATGACAATCCTAATAACTTTGGAACAGGGAAATACATCAAGCGCGCAGTTAAGGATTTTGGAACTATGTCTTTTAGTCGAGAGGTTGTTGAAGTCTTTGAAGAAGACCATCTATTAAGTGATATCTTAAAAAGAGTAGAGTATTGGATTAATAAATTTAAGTCTGATAATTCTAAATATGGATATAATGAAACTGTTCAAGAACTTATCCCACAAAGGAAACGTCTTACTAAAAAATTACAAGTATTACTAACACCTGAAGATGAGGACAGTCTTAATACAATCATTATACAAAAATCAATGGAAGATAGGATCAAACCTGTAGCCATCTCAAGATATGTTAGACAATTAATAGTAGAGCATATAGTTGAAGAAACTACACCAGAAAAACAATTAACAAAAAATAAATAAACGATGTCAAAAGAACACGAAGATAATATCCAAAAGGA